GGGCTGCGGGTCATAAAGTACCAGAGCATGGCCCATGAGCTTGCCGTGGATTTGCCTACACCGTGGCCCGAGCGCACGCTGATCTTTCGATCTCCACGGGCAATTGCACCCAAGAACTTCTCTTGCCACGGGTCTGGGTCTACGCCCAGCACCTCCTTGACAAACAGCACGGGGTCGTTGTGGTATCGCTCAACCCACTCGGCAAAGACATTTTTTTTGATCATGTGGACTCTAACCCATTGTCAAAGGCCCATTGGTTGGGGTCGATCTCTTGTCCCCTTGCTCGGATGGCTGTAGCGCATTCATGATTGCTCTCATAAATGCCGTTGGTCGCCATGCCAAGTTCTTCACACACCTTCGCACACTCCTCACGCTCTGCTGCTGCGACAAGGGCGGCAAAGCGTTCAAGCCACGCCCCTGTTTCGTGGTCAAGACAATACGGCTCACTAAGGTTGGCTTTAGGGTCAGCCTCACGCGCCATGCGGATGATGTCTTCTTGTTTCATATCAGCAGACTCCATATCCAAAGGCCCGTAAAGAACAGCAGCAAGCAGACCACCATCAACGCCACCAGCACAAAGCCGACCACAACACTGCCGATCACTTGCCAAGTTTCCGGCACTGGCTCAATGTCCTCCGGCACTGCCGGATACGGCTTGACCTTGCGCGTCTCCGGCTCAAGCCCTGCCGTGGTGAAGTGGCAGTCCATGCCGCAAGTCGGTTGGCGTGGGCATTCACGATACCCCGTGTCGCACATCCTGGTCATGTCGCCACCTCCTCAGTGTTGGCCAAGTACGCCTTCAAGCGCTTCACCCGATTCTTGTTGTATGTCACCAAGGCTGTCGCGTACTCGACCCCCGATTCAGCCTTCAACAATTCATGCTCGGCATGCATCAACTCATGCGCCACGGCCTGCGCCGGCGTCACGGTCTTGAGCATCAACCTCAATTCAGTCCACAGATATTTCCACATTATCGTTTCTCCCTTTTAATAATTCGACTAATTGTCGTATGACTTACTTCAAATTTCTCTGCTATATCTTTCTTAGTTACTCCCTCAGAGAATAACTTTAATACCCTGCTGACAGATACATTGGCTCTGGGTCTGCCAGCACCTTTTCTTTTGCCGCCATGATTTAATGGCGTCATTTATATCTGTCCTCTTTAATCGCAATCTCAATTACTTCCTTCATGTCATCACTGATTAACTCGAATATATCCGCGCCATTTACCCAGACTTCCACTAGATATACCTGTTCAGGGATAGCCGGCTCAATAACTACGCCGGCCTCTTTAACTTCAGGCTCTGCGGCCTCCCACTCGTACCAGCACTCCAGTGGCTGGCGGCACAATCCCGTAATGTGTTCATGCATCAACTTCATGCTGTCTCTCCTTGTAATGCCCTGCGGATTGCCTCATGCGAAACAATAACCCCGTGGCTGGTTTTTAAAATTGCCGATATGGCTCTAAACGAAATTCCTGTCGCCCTTATTTCCTTGGCGTACTTCAGCGCTGCCTGCTCTTCAGGCTTGGCCACCAGGACTGCCGCCTGACCCGTGCCTTGGATCGCATACCCGAACTTGGCCGACCCACCCAGATGGCCACCAGCCTTGCGCTTGGCGGCTTGCCCCTGCTTCTGCCTTTCCTTCAGCACTCTGCGCTCATGGCCGGCAAAGCTGCAAAGGATCTCCAGCATTAACTGCGCGTAGATGTTGCTGCTGTCGGTGACATCCCCGTGGCCGTTGATGATGAGCTTGACGCCAAGCTCCTTGCATTTCTTGATCGACTGCAAGGCATCCAGCAAATCACGGCTGAACCGATCCAGCTTGGCCACGATCACAGTGTCGCCTTGCTGGAGCGTCACGCTGTTGGCTTGCAGTCGTGCAAAGAAGGGGTCTGCACCACTCACGCCGCCATCCTCAATGAACTGGTCAATGACCAGGTTGTGGCTCATCGCGTTGCCCTCGATCTGGCGCTTCTGCTCCTGCATGCTGGTGTTGTCAACCTGCTCCGTAGTGCTCACCCTCACATACCCGTAGACTGTCATTAGTTGCTCTCCCTGTTAATTTATTGACTGACAGTGCAATTATGTAGCAGGTTGGCGGGTTGTCAAGTGGTTTTTAAAAAAAATTTTTTTTAGGGATGCAGGTTGGTAGGTGTTGAGTGCCGCATCAGCCGCCCCCGCCAAGGCGCGGGACGGGGGGGGGTCGCGGCGCGGCGGCGGCCAGCCGGCGGCCTCAGACCCCCAGAATCTGAGGGTTAACCCTCATCAATCACGGCTTTGTCAATCCCGTTTACGGGCGTGACAGAACGATGCCTTAGCGCGTCCAGCGCCATGCTGCCCAGATCGATGTTCACCAGAGGCGCAGCCTTGTCGCTGTACTCGTCACTGAGCTTGCCGGCCAGCCAGCGCCTGGTGTCCACCCGCAGCTTGGCCACCTGCGCCTCTTGCGGTGTCGCAGCGTCTGCAATGTCAAGGGTTTGTTCGGCTAAACTCTGAGCACCTCGCGTGCGTGCGCGTGCGTAGGCCGCGCTGCGCGTCTCGCCGCCTCTGTCAATCCATCTGTCGAATGTCGTAACCGCCACACCCAATACCTTGCACAGTGCGGAAGTCGTGCCGCCATTTGCAATGTATTCGAGTGCGGCATCCTCTCCACCGAATGCGTGAATGGCCTTGTTGGCCACGCTGAGTTCAGCCTTTTTGCTTTGTGCTGCCGCAATGTTTGCAGCGCTCTGGTCGGCTATCTCAGCCAATGTGTCACGGCTCATGCCAAGTACTCCTCAATGATTTTGAAACCTTCTGCGGCTGATCGTGCGATCACGCACAGATAGCCCTCATCGTTCAGTTGCTTTGCAATGCAATTCTGCTCCTTGCTGACAACCCCGACCTTTGTCTTCATCTCCACAAACAACCCGCCAAAGCCCTTGGATCGCTTCAGGACGCACAGATCAGGCATTCCGGCAAGTACCCCCTCACCATGCAGCCTAACGCGCTCTGACGCCGATCTGTCGCCCCCATTCGGTATCGCCGCAATCAGCACATCCGGATGGAAAGCCCTGACCCGCTGCACCAGCTTGACCTGTTCGGCATGCTCAATGCTTTTCCTCTTGCGCTTTATGTCAATTCCCACCATGCAGGTGATTCTACGGAATCGCTTGCACTTGCGGGAGTCTCATCGCTGAACATGTGGCAATGGTGTAATACTTTTTCTGGGATGCACAAGTTGTCGGTCTTTGTGCAGAAGTCCTGACTGAACGAAACCTTGGCCCAGCCGTTCTTGACCAGCACGGATTCAAACATCCATTGCCCAGGTCTCTCGTTGACCCTCCTGAACTTCTCAAAGTCCTCTGCCGTGAAGTTCCAGCGCTGTATCCTCGACTCCCGATTTCCGCACTTTTCGCACAAAACGCGGTCATCATCTGACCAACCATCTGCCTGTGGATAACTTTTCACTGTCAAGCTCCTTAGTCGAGGATACCAAGTCGAAGATACCCCCCATGGGAAAAATCCTCGGTATCCTCGACTTGTCAAGCTCCTCAAAAATCGGTGATTAGGCTGTGGATAACCTGTGGATAACTCCACAGGGTTATCCCCAAGCGCATCACTTTGTCGGGGATACGGATCTCCGAGGTATCTTCGAGGTATCTCCGACTCCTCGACTTGCCTTGGAGCACTTATTTCACCCCTCATGGTGAACACCTTGGGACAAAATGTTCCACGAATTGTTCTCTGCATCTGGTGCAAACCGGCGCAGCACTGACAGGCCAATGGCCCGTTTTACATCCCCTTTTGATGATCCTGGCACTGCCGCATAGATGTCTGCCCAATCCAATTTGTAGGCGTTTGGGTAATCTCGGCAGTCCTTTGGAGCGTTTGAGCCACGGCGAATCACCACCCCTTCGGGATGTTCATTGATGATGGACTGAACGAAAGCTGCCGCCGTGTCGCACTTGTCCATGATTCTGAGGGACTTGCTGTCCTCAATTCGGGCTGCGGCCTCTTGCTTGCGTGATGCTTCGGATGTCGGGTAAGGGATGACTGTGATGCACTGGACATCCTGCATGTTGCCGTGTTTGGTGATGACCACCTCGTTGTGGATGTGGGTCTGAAAGCTGATCTCGCGGTGGATTGGCTCGTATCGGGTCTTGATGAGCCGCATAAAGCGGTTCTTGTCATCGTCCATGAACAGGATGGCGGTCAGGGTTGCATCGCCTGTGAAGGCGCTTGCACCACGGGCCAGAGCGCTGTCGTCACTTGTTTGTGCGGTCTTGGCGGTGTGGGTGATGATCTTTATCGGGGTTGAGAGTTGAGTGTAAATAGTCTGTTTAATGGCGGCCATGTAGCTGCCGACTTCAGAGTTATCATTCTCATTATCTATTTCTAAGGTTGCATTTGAAGTATCTATTATCAGGAATGGCCGTTCAGTAGTTGTATGGCGTATGACATTCTCTGCCAATAATAATATCTCTGGCACTTTAGATCGTTTTGATTCAATAACGATAAACCAATGGGCGACTTCAGTGGGGTCGAGATTCCAATACTTTATGTAGGCATAAAGAGATTGCCTGACTTGATTGGCATCCTCGGTGACATAAAGAATCTTTCTACGGGATTCGGTTTTGAGTGGTGAGTCTGATAAGGTGAATCCAGCGGCAATCAGGCAGACTGAAACCATTGCCGTGGTCTTGCCCACACCAGGCTGGCCGGCGGTGACCGAGAAACTATGGGCGAGAAAGCCATCGATCAGGTATTCGACAGGATAGAGCTTGGTCAGGTCGAGGGAGAGTTCTTTCCAGTACGGGGCTGGTTGGTCTGTGGCTGTTGGCTGGTCACCGGCGACTTGAGCCTGCTGCGCTTGAATGTAGGTAGAGAAATCCTCGACTGCCGACTTGCGGTCAGCGGCTTTTGATGGTGGAGCGTAGCCGCCCATCTTGGCATGGTGAAACAGCGTGCCGATGGAGACTCCCTTGCCTTGGTGGAAAGACTTCCAGTGCGTGTCGATGTCCTGTTCTGATTTGTACTTCGCGCCTTGACTGCTCCAGCCGGCCCAGAGTTGGTGGCCTTGAGCGCCAAAGGCCGTGTGCAGCGCTTGGCCGATCTCAATCCATGTCGTGTAATCGCTGTCAGGGTTGATGAATTGCAGGGCTTGGGCTGCCTTGCTGTAGTCATCTGTGGAGCTTGACAGGGTTGGCTGGTAAACCGGCGTCTCCGGCTTTGGCCGTGGCACTTCAGCAGGCTGGTTGGAGTTGTCCTGCTCAATGACGCCCCACATAGTGAGCAAAGACAGTAGATTGTCATGCACCTCGTTGGATAGCTTGCCGACCAGCTTTGCGCCGGACAGCAGGACTGACTTGCCTGGGCTTGTTGGCAGCCCGAATACCTCAATCTCTTGGCCGCCGCCCAGCTTGTACTTAGGCTTGATCTTGTCCAAATCCTCATCAGCCACGAACAGGAAGACATGCCGACCCCTGCCGGAGACGCTTACCTCCGTGAGTTGATCCTGCTGCTTGACCCACTCGGCCATGCGTTTGATGGCTATGTTGGTCGCACCTGTTGAGTGCTTCATGTCCACATCAAGGCAGACAAGGTACGCGCCTTGGCTCATGGCTGGGGTCTGCATCACGATGCCCAGATAGCTGCCGGCTGGCGCGGCATCCATCGCTTGCACCTCGGATGCGCTGTAAAGCTGGTCGGGTGTAGTGTCACGCGCTACACCTTGGCCACTTTTTTTGTAGGGGATCTTTTTGCCATCGGCTGTGGTGGCAAAGGTGCAGAACACTGCACTCGGATGCTGCTCGATCAGCTTGACAGCAATGGCTTTTGAGTTGGTGAACTCAGTGGCCGTTGCTTTTGGTAAAATACTCATGTTGTTGATCTCGCGGTTGACGACAAGTTGTTCTCCTTCTGGAGTGATCCAGTTACCCCTGACAATTCACGCTGTCAGGGGTTTTTCTTTGCGGGACAGCAATTCTAGTCCTTGGGTTTAATCAAGACTCAAAGACATCTGGCTCAGTCTTTTCTTTTGCAGCGCCTCGTACTCTGGATTGAGTTCACACCCAAGGTACTGCCGTCCAAGGGTTTGCGCCACCTGTGCTGTTGTGCCGCTACCCATGAACGGGTCAAGAACAATGCCGCCCACTGGTGCGCCAGCAAGGATGCAGGGTTCAATCAGGTCAGACGGAAAAACGGCAAAGTGTGCGCCAGCGTAAGGCTTAGTGGTGACTGTCCAGACGCTTCGCTTGTTGCGGTGAAGCGGGTCTTTCATCGCCTCCTGCATGCCGCGCTGATAGTTTTCTCCATTGGTTGCACCTTCGGCTTGCATGGCTACTACCTTGTGGCGGGTATATGTTCCGCTGTACTTGGCGTGATGCTCTCCAAATTCTGCTGGCTCTTTCATTGCTTCGCTGTCAAAAAAATACTTCTGCGACTTGCTCATCAGGAAGATGTACTCATGCGCCTT